GCTTGAAGGATGCGTGAAACCCTTCGCTGCGCGCACAACGAGGCGACCCCACTTGCGTAGAGCATCCTTCGCAATGCGGTCGGCGATCTTCTTCTCGAGTGACTGCAGCATTTTGCTGACGCGCTTGAGCGATGCAGGATCAACCGACGCAACGATGTAACCGCTACCGCTTCGCCTTCCCGGCGAGGTTGTCAAGTTGCTCGCGTATGCCGCGCCAGTTGGGGATTTCGAGCGTCGCATTGATTATCCCTATCGAGATGCTGTCGAGGTCGGTGCTCAGATACTTGACGGCCTCGCGCAGCACCGTGCGCTGGGCCTCGCTCAGTCCCGGCCTTCCTCGTAGAGTTGCTCGCAACGCTTACCGATTTCGATGATAAGCGCCGCGTCCATAGCGAGCGCGTCGTCGATGCTGCCGAGCACCTGGCAACCGTCTTGGTAGAGATGCGTGAACGCGAGGAACGCGTAGATGTGGTGCGGTCGATCCTTGCTGACCTGCAGCAACTCGAGCAGGTCGAGCGCGCTGGGTCGGCGCAGCGTGCACGGCACACCGCCGAGCGCGTACGGCACATGCTTAAGCGTGAGGATGTCGCGGATGCTGCTCATGCTACGGTGATCGTGCCACTGAGTTGAAATGAACAAGTGCAGCGAACGACTTGACCGGCACTCGTTGTGAAGTCCGCACCCGTGCAGTACGAAGTGGTGCAGGTAACTGACTGACCACTTGCAAGCGTGATGATCAGTGATTTTGCAGATGTTGCGGTTGTCAGATCAGTCATGATCGTTCCATGAACTGTATTGGTGTCGTCGTAAAACAATTCAAGTGAAGCCGTGCCACTCTGAACGCCAGCGATAAATGTATCGACGGTGTCGCCGATGCCAGTGATCTGTTGCGTTGGTCTTGTGATTTGAACCGATGCCGATCCGATGGCAGGAACTGCAGTTCCGCCCCAAGTTACTGATGAAAGTGCGCCGCTGATAGCCATGGTGTGTTCCTAGTGGTAGTAGATGTCGATCTCGCAAGCCAACTCAGCAGGCATCTGCTCATCGCCGTCGCCAGCCGCAGCGGGTTCGACCGTGTGTCCGTTCCATATGACATTCTCGAAGACAAGCGACGAGAAGGTGTTAGCGATGCACGCGGCTTTAACCGCAGCCAACAGGTCAAGCGTCTCTTGCGTGGTCAGCGCGATGATGCGAATCGTCGCCGACACCATCAGCAACGGCGACGCGCCGATTGATTGCACTTCCTCTTGCGTCACCTCGTAGGTGATCGCAGGTAGCGCCGTGTCCTGCAGGCGAAAGCCGTGCGTGATGTTCGCGTCGGCGACTCCGACGGTCGCGAGCAGCATGGTGCGCACCGAGGTTTCAATGCAAACGGTCGGCATCAGTTCACCTCAGTGCATTGGATGATGGCAACTCGGTCGGCCTCATCGAGGTTCTGAATGTATTGGATCTTCAGAGTGCGATTGCGGATGACGAGGCGATCGACCTCGGTCAATCCAGCGCCCTGCACTGCTTGCCATCGAGCGCGCACCTGCACGCTGCGCACGACTGCAACGCCATCGCCGTAGCCCTGCTCGCTCGCGCTGTCCTCGCGCATGTCGGCCCGGAAGGTCGCGCCCGTTGTCCAAGTGGTACCGCGCATGCCAAGCGAATCGAGCGTGCTCGACGGGGTCTGCACCGTTGCGACATGCTTGAGTCGTCCGCCGCTGATCATCGGAGGTTACTCCTCGTCGAGATGTTGGCGAGGATGTACTCGACCGACAGCGGCACAGTCTGCAGGCTGATCGGTTGGATGCTCTCGGGGTTGTTGTACCACCCGCCGACGAGCGCGATGATTGCATGCGTCAGCTCGTTCGGCACGCTTGAGTATCCCGCCGAGTAGGTCACCGTGATTGCGGTCCCCTCGTAGATGCCAGGGTAATCGAGGAAGCGCAGCACTGGCATCGGCCCGTCGGTGAGGTCAACCCAGTAGTCGGTGGCCGGCATCGTCGTGGTGGTGTTGCTTGCGTCCTTGTACACCACGCTCGTGAGCGACGAGTACGGGTACGCGGGTAGCAGAGTATCCGTGAATCGTGCGATGTAGAGCGTTGATGTCTGCGGCGACAGCAACAACTGGGTGCGCCTCTCAACCAATGAGATCGCCGCCTCGCGCAAACGGACGATGTCAGTGTCATCGTCGTCGTAGTCGATCTTCAGCGCCGACTTGATTGTGCTGAGGGGTACCGTCATAAAGGTGCCGCGCGCCTTCCGACGCGCAGCACCCGGGAAAAGAAAAGATCAGATCAGGACGCAGCCGAACTGATGCAGGCGAACGCCGCAGGATTCGTGATGTGCGAATCGGTGCGCATGTACGCGTACAGAATGCTCTGAAGGCTCGCGCTGAGCGAGTACGGATCGAACAACGACTGCATACCAGTGCGGTCGTAAATCTCGAAGTAGTCCCAGTGGCCGACAATCACATACGCGGCTCCACGAACATTCGCGCCGGCAACACCAGCGGCGGCGGTTGGCATGTACTCGCTGATCGCGTACGGAACGCCGAGGATGGTGCCCGGCAATCCGCTCGTGAGCGAGTTCGTCTGGTCGGTGCCGAGCGTCCACACATACTGCGAGTTGGTCTGCAGTTTGCGGATGTTCTTCAGTGCGGTATCGGAGAGCAGCCACTTGAATCGAGGCGATGCCCGGTACTGAGCAGGCACCGCGAACATGGTGTCGATGAGGTTGGTCGCAGTAATGGTGGAAATTGCTGAGGCAGCGGTAAGCGCAACACCTTGCGCGATGATTTCATTGCTGCTCGCGTAAGAAGTGCTTGTTGCATCGGCGATGCCTTGAGGCTGCGAAGATCCAGTTCCCGTCACGAAGTACGAATCTTGGATGCGACCAAGACCGACCGCGAGACGGTTGGCGATGTAGTCGAGTCCCGTGCCCGGGTTGCCCTGACCAATGGCATCGTCGATGAACTCCTGAGTCATCTGAGTCGCTGCGGCCATCTTGTAAGGCACGACGCTGATGGCGCGGAAACTTGGGTCAGACAGAGTGACCGCGCTTCCTTCGGTGATCAGGTATCCAGTGGGGATACCAGTCTCGACGGTGAGCGTGCGCTTGCTGTCGATGGTGACGACCTTGGCAAGCGTGCGCATCACGGTGTTGAGATACATCTGCTCAACGATGCGGCGCTCCATGTCCACGGGAATCGCAGCAGCAGTGGTCGCGGTGCTGACGGAACGGTTCGAGAGTGAACCGTTAAAGCCGTCGCGAAGCCAGCGCGCCGCGTACTCGGCCGAGTTTGGATCGCTCTCAGCAGAGGAGAGACGACCGTTGCCGGCGCGGCTCTCCAGCTGCGGAGTCTTCTCGAGGCGAGCGAGACGCGCCTCGAGTTCGGCGCGAGCGTTCTGCGCGCTGCGCTCGATGGTGGTCATGTCCGCATCCATGCGGTCTTGCCGCTCCCTCTCCTCGGCGTTGCCGCGCGTGTCGATGAGTTGCGGTGCGAGGCCAGTGCGCTTCTGGAAGCGCTCGAGGCTCTTGCGATATTCGTGATTGATGCTGTTCAGTTCGTCAAGGTCAGACATTGTTCATCCTTTGAATGTGAAGTTCGAGCCGTGCGATGACGGCTGCGTCTAGTGCTGCGTCAACATGGCGCAGGCTCGAATTGGTCTGTGGGTAAGCGGCATCCTGCACAAGGGACACCTCGACGAGCGTCGCGGCGTTTACCGTGCGCTCCGTGCGGTCTTTGCTCCAAGTGTCGCGAGTCACGAAGAAGCCGAAACTCATCGCGCCCGTGAGGTCGCCGCGTGTCAGCAGTTCGCGCACATCGTTGCCGAGCGTTGTCTCTGGCAGAGTCGCGGTGTAGTGAAGACCGTCGGCGCGTGAGTCGAGTTTGAGCGTGCCACTCTGCGTGCGAGCGAGAGGCATCGACGCGTCGTGGTTGTAATAAAGTTTCACATCGCCGACCGTTCCGAATGCACCCGGGGCGATTCGCTCGGTGAATGAGCGCCCTTGCTCTCTAATCAATCGCGAGGGCTGGCCGTACACGGCGGCGATGCCCGTGAGGGTGCGACCCTCGACAGCGGGCGACGATGTGAAGTCACGGCGTGAAATCATTTGGAGTCCCCGCGTTGCCGCTGGTGTCGGTGCCGAGGTTGGTCTTGCCGCCACCCGTGCCCATGTTGAGCGCGACCACTGGCGCATCGAGGCCGGGCAACGGCATCAAGTCGAGTTCGTCACGCGCTTCGTTGCGCGTCATGAAGCCCGCTTCGACTCCAGTGCGCAGCGCCGACATCGTCTCGGCGATGCCAGGGCGCACGAGTTCGTCGGTGTCCCAGAAGACGCTGTCGTATGCGTTCTGAAGTTTGTTCGTTATCTCGCTCGCCCAGCAATGCAGCCACTGCGTGAGACAGGCATCGACATACATGCGGGTCAGCCACTCGAGCGTTCCGTATGACGGGCCGGCGTTCTCGCTCAGATACGACATCGGTACGCCGTAGATTCGCGAGACATCCGCAACGCTGTACTGTCGAGCGGTCGCAAGTC